AATCAATGATGACCAAAGCAATCTACCACCTATCGCTCATACTATTGATAAATTAAATCTTGAATATGATAATCTTGATAATCAATATAATGATATCAAAATTAAATATAATAAAATTAAAATCAATAATCAAACTAATATTAATAAAGCTAAAGAATTAGAATTTGAAAAAAATACTATTATTTCAAGTATGATCCTTACACAATTTGAACAAGTATATTTTACTCAAGAAGATAATACTTTTTATATTACACTACCTAATTCAATTACTTATAAAAAATATAATAATAAATATACTTGTAATTGTGATTATGTAAGAGATATTATTAAAAAATCCATTAATTTTACTGATAAATATAATAATTATATTATTAGAGTTTCTGAGTTTTTTGAAGATGGTAAATATCAATATGAAATTGATATTGTATTTGTATAATTTTATACAATTATTATTTATATTTTTTTTTAATTTTTTCTTATTTATATATTATTAAATAATATAATGTCATTCGCTTCTAATGGTGGTCAAAATACTTTTTCTAATTATAATGATTATTATACAAGTGAAAGATCATGGGGTCTTATTAGTCATTTAATACCTGAAAACTGTACAATATATGAAGCATGTATGTTAAATAGTAATTTTTCAACTTCACCACAAATTTTAAATAAATTAACTGGTAATACGGTTTTATATGATACTTCGCATAATTTTTTAGAATATCATAAATATGAAGATCAATGTGATATTATTATTACTAATCCGCCATTTTCACCTACCGATCTAAAAAAAGATATATTAAAAAAATTAATTCAAATTGATAAACCTTTTATTATTATTTTAAATTCAACAAATTTATTTAGTAAATATTTTAGAGAAATATTTAAAAATGTAATGCATGATATCCAAATAATTACACCTTCAATCAAACTTTCATTTAATAGATTACAAGAAGAAGATAATACATTAAAAGAATATAAAAATATGGGTTTTTATTCTTGTTTTGTAACTTATAAATTGAATCTTAAAAATGAGCAATTATTTGTATAAAAAGTTTCACATATTACTGGATATATTTTTTAAACTCTTTAGAATAAATTTGTTCAATATTTTTTTTATAAAATAAACTTTGAAGATCTTTTAAAATTATTTGTTATTTTAGAAAATCCAGTAATATACGAAACCTTTTTTATTATTTATTTATTACTTAAAAACAAAACTATATTTATATTAAAATGTCAGAAAAACCAATTGATTGTTTAACACATGATGAACTTTTAAAATATACTAAATCTATGATTGAATTAAATTGTAAGCAACAAACTTTAATATATAATAAAGATAATGAAATTAATGATTTAAAAGATATATTAAAAAAAAGAAAATTCAAAAATGATAAATTATATTTAAAAGAACTCAAATATTTTAATGAAAATATTAATAATGAAAATGCTTTTGAAATTATACCTAATATAATTGATAATCATATATTAGATATTGATAATTTAGAATCTAAACTAAAACATTCTAATAATTTAAAAATTGATTATAAAGATAAATATGATTTTTTTAGAAATATGTTTGTTATTGAATTAAGTAATAAATTAGAAATACATTTTGATATTTGTGAAGATGATAATGAAGAAGAAATATATGAATTAGACGATCCATTTACAAAAGAATATATTGATTTATTTGAACAAGATTTAATAAGATATTTAAATTATAGACCTAATAAAAAATATAGAATTGAACAAAGATGCAATTATTGTCATGATTGTGGTAAAGAACATAATAGGTTTTTTGTTATATCTGAACCTATTCAGTAGTTACTGGTTCAGCTTCAGGTTCAGGTTCAGGTTCCAATGTTAATTCTAATTCTTTACCTTCTTTAATTAAAAATGGTTTTCTAGGGGTTGTACCAGTGTGTCCAGTCATTTGTAATCTTTCTTCTTCAATAATCGCTGCAACATTTCTTTTACATTTAAAACAACAACAATTTATTTCTTCACACTTACTTTTTTGAATTACTAATAATAATGCTCCTAAAGATCCAAGTACGCCACCAATAAACAACATGAGTTGGTCAATTGAAAAATCATCTAATCTTGTCATAATATTTTCTTTATAAAATATTTTTTTTATTTAAATAAATATATATATAATTTTTATATATTATGTTTGAATTAACAAATTTATTAATTAATTTAAAGTTTCCTAAAAATACTTCGCGCAAAAATGTATTACAAGAAGGTGATAAAAATTATACTGGTTTTGTTCTTGGTTATATTAGACTTATGTATGGTTGGGGTCAAAAATGGGGCTGGAGTGTTCAAATTTCTAATAAAACATATGAACAAAAATATAATGAAATATATCAATTATCTAAAGATCTTGCAAGTGAGCATATACCTGATTTTAATTATTCAACAATTCAATATAATAAAAATTATAAAATTGCTAAACATAAAGACAAAAGAAATGCTGGTATTTCATATATTATAGGTTTAGGTGATTATGAAGGTGGTGAATTATTAATATATTTTGACGGTAGAGATAAAGATCCAACTGCAGTAGATATTAAAAATAAGTTTTATACATTTGACGGTACTAAATATTATCATGAAGTTGCTGATTTTACAGGTAATAGAATCAGTTTAGTTTATTATAATATTATTCATGATAAAGATATTAAAAAAGAAGATGTAGTTAATGCTTCTACTGTTATTGATTTTATAGTTGATGAACCTGAAGAAATTATTGCTGATAATCAAATATTACAACCTCCCGATCCTAAACAATTATGTATTGAAAATTATGTTATAGCAATACCTACATATAGAAGATATAATGAACTTTATAAAAAAACATTACCTACATTATTAAATGCCAGTGTTAGTCCAGAAAAAATATATATTTTTGTAGCAAATCAAGAAGAATATATGTTATATAAATCTAAAATACCTGTAGATTGGTATAAAGAAATAATTATTGGTGAGTTAGGTATTAGAAATCAACGCAAATTTATTTCTAAATATTTTGAAGAAGGTAAATGTATATGCTCATTTGACGACGATGTTGAAGCAATATTATGTAAATCTTCTGCTGATAAATTGCATAAAGTTAATAATATTGATAGATTAATTGTTAATAATTTTAATTTATTAAATAAAACCGTAGAATTTGAAGGTATTCATTTATGGGGTTTTTACCCTGTAGCAAATGCTTTATGGATGAAAGATTCTTATTTAACAACCGATCTTAGAACTATTATTGGAGTTGTACATGGTTATATAAATAGACATGATGAAGATTTATATCCTAACTGTTATATGAAAGAAGATATTGAACAATCTATATTATTTTATAAAAAAGACGGAGGTATTTTAAGATTTAATAATTTATCTTATAAAACTAAGTTCTTAGCACCAGGTGGTTGTGGTCAAGATAGATTTGAAGAATATAAAATTGCTCAAGAATATTTAGTAAAAACTTATCCTGAATATTGTAAAGCAAAATTCAAAAAAAATGGTATGCCTGAAGTTCATTTATTTAAAAATCCAAAAATTAATTTGCTCTAGTTATAAAACCATTAACTATATCTGAATATCCTGGTTTTTGTCCACCTATCAGCCCAAAATCATTACAATAAAATCTATCTTTTTCTTGTAATTTATGCCAATATATATCTAATTTATTTTCATGAATAGGTTCATTTTTATATTTATTTAATCCTTCTAAAAAATTAGATCTTAATGTTTCATAATAATGTTTTTTTATTATATACCCTTCTGTTCTTGAACATTTTTTTACTCTATAAAAATCATTTTCTATTTCTTTTTCATATATTGTACCACCTAATAAAAATACATCATAATCTATATTTATATTTAATTTATTTTTATCTTTAGTAAATATAAAATCGTCTTCTAATATTATTACTGCATCATAATCTTTTTTTATTGCTATATCTAAACATTTTATATGACTTGATACACAACCTATATATCCATTAGGATCTTTTATAGCACTAACTCGTTCTCCAAATAGTTGATTATCACTTAATATTTTTATTATATGTTTATTTCTATCTGGTCTGTTGTCTAAATTAATATATAATATTGGGTAATTATTCATTATATATTGTAATAAATATTTTTTTTTATAAGTGCTAAATGAAATTTGTTTCTTTGATATTCATCCCAAATAAATGTTGTATTTGTTATTTGTCTTGATAATGTATTATTAAATAATCTTTGAATATATACTTCTGAACTTGAATATTTAGTATAATGTTTTTTACAATAATGATATATTGCGTTTACTTTTGATACAGGTAGATCTAAATATTCTGCTATTGTTTTTAATGATTTAAAATAATGAAAATCACCAATTTTATCAATTAGTAAATAATCAAAACTTTCAAATTTATTCATTAATATATTTAAAAATATATGTTTAAGTATTATAAAATGATACCTACAAATGAAAATATTGCGGTTTTAATACCTGTTAAGTCTAAAAGTGAATATAAAAATAATTTTGTATTAAGTGATTTATATATTTATTTATTCAAATCATTTTTTAAAACTTATTCTGATAATTTTAATTATACAATTTATTTAGGATTTCAAGAAAATGACCCATTATATAGTAATATTGAACAACAAAATCAAATTAAAAGATTTATTAAAGTTATGAAAAATACTAATATTAAATTTGTTAAATTTGATAATAAATATTTAGGCAATGTTGCTGGCATATGGTCAAATTTATTTGAACATGCATTAAAATTACATAAATATTTTATTCAATGTGGATCTGATATATCTTTTGTTGATAATGGTTGGGTAGATAAAGCAATAAATATATTAAAAGAAAATGATGATTTAGGTGTTGTTGGATTAGAAGATAGGGGTAGATTAAAGATTAATCCAAATGATAAATTATTAACACAAAGCATTGTTTCATGGAGACATATGGAGATTTTTGGATTTTATTATCCACCTGAAATATCGAACTGGGGTTGCGACGACTTTATTACTGAAATATATGATAAACATAATCTTGTTTATAGAATTAAACACGGTTTTTATAATATGGGTGGAGATCCAAGATATAATATTGATATTGATTATCAGAATGCTATAGCATTTTGTTTAAGAAAACATAAAAATGATATTCAAAATTACATTAATTTTAGAAATGAAATTAAAAAATTACCTAAATTAAATGGCAACTAAATCAAATATGTCTAACCAGCAATTATTAATTGAACTAAAAAGAATGATGATAGATATTAAAAATATTGTTATTGATTTAAATAAAAGAAATAAATTATTAAGTATTGAACTTGCTAAAACTAAACAGCAAATAGTTGATTTAGATAATAGAATGCCACAGCGTAA